GCAGGGTCTAATGATCCTGGTACGGATCAATGTGGAGCTAATCATATGAACAATGTGAAATGGCTCACCTCTTCAACCATGAGTGTGAATGGTGCTGCTTCTGAAAATATTATTGACGCAAATCTGGCTGCTAATGAATGTTCTTTGAGAATTCATTTCAACCACTCTTCAGCAGTAGTAGTTACTGGCGTCTCAATTTATTGTTATGATGGTTCTACACCTGCTAATCCTGGTGTTGAGGTTGATATGCAGGCATTTGAACGCGGAGTTTCTGCCTCAGCTTGGACAGTATTAAATAACTACAGTGGTTCTGTTGGTGGTACTGGTAGTGCCATGTCGCTTGCCAACTCTGGTTCAGCGACTGACCATTATTGGTACTTGGCACTTTCCATCAGTCCCGAGACTGTTGGTAGCAAAGCTTTAGTGGATTTAGGTGCTACATTAACATATAGTTAATAAAAGGATAAAAAAAATGGAATCAAGGCATGAAGGTTGGATTGCTAGTCTTAGCAATGGAGAAACTATATTTGAACATGAGGCACAACAGGGAGAGATAAGTGCATGGCAACAATTGTTACGTTATCTAAAAGCAACAGGTACAAGAATTACAATGATCCGTCTACAACATGGCAGGGAAACAATTGTAGCAGTACCTAATGCTGATGGTTATGTACAATGTTATCAAATACACAAATCTGTTTTTACTGGTAGAGAACATCGTTTTCATGGGATTGGTTCTGTGTTTGGTGATAAAGTTTTCATTACTTGGATGAACGCTATGGGAGAGGTTCTACAAGGAGTAGAACCATTAGAAAAATTCCATGTTCATTCAACAATGGACTGGCAAACATAGAATAAAAAACTTAAAGTAAGACAATAAAATACCCCGCTCTTGCCGGATGGCATCCTGGGCAGGGTCATATCAGATTTGATATGACTTTGTTTGGTTTCATTCGGTAGGTGCGGGGTTTTTGTTATAGAGGAGTCTGATAATGACAACTTATTATGTAGATTGGGAAAAAGCAGACGACAGCGGCAATGGGCTAACACTTGCCACAGCTAAAAAGACATTAAATGGCGCAGAGGATATTCCGGTTGCCGCTGGGGATCATGTGTGGGTGCGTCCTGGAGTTTACCGAGAAACATTAACTGTAGATGTATCTGGTTCATCTGGCAACCCAATTACCTATCAGGGCGATGTGGCAGGACAGATATGGCATCCTGGAGGCGTAGTGCGGATAACGGGAAGTGATAACGATCAAACAGTTGTTAGAGAGTTAGGAATAGACGCAACGTCAAAAAGTTACAGGGTTTTTTCTGGTTTTCATTTTGATGCAATTAATAGCCGGGCCATAAATGTTATTGGAAATGGAAATACTGGCTGGATTATTGAAGATATATCTATTACAAATACAAATTCTGGAATTTTATTTTCAAACGAGTTATCAAATACAATCATAAGAAGGGCAATAATTTTGAGATTGAGCGGTGTAGGAATAAATTTCTTTACTTTATCAGCTCCAATCGAAACTACAGGTGTGGTTGTTGAAAATTGCATTATATCTTCTCACATATGGGAACCAGCAATAGAAATGGATAAAATTAGTGGAATACTTGTAAAGAATTGTTTTTTGTTTGGTTGTGATATAGGTTTGTTGATAGGAAATAATTTAGGTGAAGGGCAAAGCAACTTTATTTATAATTGTGTAATTGCCAAAACTGGAGCTGGATTATATGCACAGGTATTAGGAGAAATAGTAGAAGATTATAATGTATTGTATAACAATGATAATGATAGGATTAATGTTTCTACTGGCACAAATTCAATATCTCATCAACTCCTTACAGAACCACAAATTTTATACCCAGGGCATCATATTGGGTATTCCACCGAATTACTTTCGCGAAATTCGTCTGTTGCCCGCCGCACTGATAACGGTGATGCCCCCACAGATGACTTTTATGGTATGACCCGCCCAGTCACTAATGGTAAACGCTCCTGGGGGCCAATTCAATTTACTGGTGCAGTAAGAGATACTACCATCACAGATGGCAGCGGCGCAAGCCTGAAATTGCCCGATGCTGGTGAGCAGTTCTTCATGCGCGTCCCCACCGCTGGAACTCAAATGACAATAAGCCTGAAAGTCTACCGAGAAGTCGATTACGCCGGAACGCTCCCACAGCTTATCGTCAGACAGCCTGGGCAGGCTGATGAGACAGATACCGATACTGGTAATGCGGAAGAATTTAATACCCTGAGTGTCACCATCTCGCCCGCAACCCTACCGCCCTGGATAGACGTTTTCATCAGATCCAATAATACGGCAAGCTCCGGCAATTTTTCTACATATTGGGATACTTTAACCGTATCTTAGGTTGATCTATGCCTACTACTGGTGCACTTCTCCCGCAATCTGCGGTAACTGCCTCTGAAAGTCCCTGGTCTGATAATGACTGGGTAAATCCGAATAATATCTTTGGCGCGGGTGAGGCAGAGGTTACCGCCGCAACGTTCGATGCGGGCGATCAAACCTTTGTCCTAAAAGCATACAACTTCAATTTCAGCTCCATTCCAGATGGAGCAACTATCCTGGGTGTGCGTTGTATTATCAATGCGCGCGAGGCTGTTGCCCCAGGGTTGATTGATCTGGTGCAATTATTAGACATTAACGGGGCGAAGGTTGGAACTAATCTAGCTGCTACACCGGTCGATTTGACCACCAGCGCAGCCGATTATACATTCGGTTCGTCAACTAATAAATGGGGTAATGAGCTAACGACAGCCTGGGTCAAGGATGCTGATTTTGGCGTTGCTATCGGTATGCTGGCAGGTGGAACGGGAAATAATAATGTCGATGTTTTTTGCGATTATGTAACTCTGGAGGTTTTCTATTCGATTGCGATAACAGACAATCAGCCCATTTATATAAAAGGCAAGTCGAGCATCACAGATAATCAACCAATATTTCTCAAGGGAAAAGATCAAAGCACAGACAATCAGCCCATTTATCTAGGCGGCAAATTATCCATCTCAGATAACCAACCGATATTTCTGTCGGGCATAGCAACTATTTCGGATAATCAATCTATTTATAGCAAGGGCAGGGCAAATATAGTTGATAACCAGCCCATTTTTGTTGTTACAGAAGAAGTCCCTTATTCCCCTGTTGATACCGGCCTTTTAGATACCTGGATTACTAACCGTGTCTGGCCCGATATTGCTATCAAGACCGGAAGTACAGGAGATGTAGATACCTGGATCACCAATAGATTGTGGCCCGATATTTATGTGGTTGGCGAAGAGGCCATGCCCACGGCCAACCAGCCTATCTACCTCAAGGGAAAGGCCGCAATATCAGACAATCAGCCTGTTTATTTAGCAGGCGGGATTGTAGAGACTGATAACCAATCCGTATTTCTGAAGGGACAGGCTGAGCAAACTGATAATCAACCAGTCTATTTGACCGGTCAAGACAGCCATACCGATAATCAACCCGTATATTTAGCGGGCTCTCTTGACATAACCGACAATCAACCCATTTACCTTGCCGGTAAAGCGGAACAATCGAATAACCAGCCTGTCTATTTATCCGGTAAGAATACCGAACAGGCTAACCAGGGAATTTATCTATCCGGCAAGGCGAGCATTACAGATAACCAATCTATATATACCGCAGGCAAAGATACCGAAACCGATAACCAGCCCATCTATATTAGGGGGCAGGACACCGAAGCCGCCAACCAGCCTATATTCTTGTCGGGCAAGGATTCTTCAACTAATAACCTGTCAATATTCCTGGCTGGCAAAGCCTCGCTCTCTGACACACAGCCCATTTATTTATCGGGCAGCGCAGAGGCCACGAACAACCAGCCCGTATACCTGCAAGGGAAAAACTCGGAGAGCAATAACCAACCGATATTCCTGACTGGCGTTGATACTCAAACTGACACACAGCACATCTATCTGGCAGGCTCGCTCGATATTACCGATAACCAGGCAATCTATTTAGCGGGTCGGGAAGAGCAATCAAATAGCCAGCCCATATTTACGCGCGGCAAGCAAAGCGAGCAAAACAATCAACCCATATTCCTGGCGGGGAAAGATGAGGCAACAGCTAATCAGCCGATCTACCTGGAGGGCGAATCGGCTGCGGTTGAAATCTCAGACAATCAGTCCATATATCTGAGGGGAAGCGCGGAGGAAAGCGCGTCTCAGGCGATCTACCTTTCCGGGCGGGCAGTCGAAACGGACAATCAACCCGCATTTCTCCAGGGTAAGGCAAGCATAACCGAGAACCAGGAAATCTACCTTGCTGGCAGTGTTCAGATTCAAAACAATCAGCTTATCTATCTTGCGGGCAAACAAACAACCAGCGCAGTACAGCCCGTTTTCCTGCAAGGCAAGTCTAGTATTACAGATAATCAGCCGGTTTATTTACTGGGGAAGGCTACAGAGCAAGCATCACAATCCATTTTCCTAAACGGGCAAGCCAGCCTCACGGATAGTCAAGAGATTTTCCTGGCCGGACGAAACACAGAGGCCAATAACCAGGCCATTTACCTCGCTGGCAAGGCCGAGATTCAAAATAACCAACCCGTCTATCTTGGCGGGCAAGAAAGTGAAATCAATAATCAGTCTATATACCTTGCGGGGCAATCATCCCTCACAGAGACGCAGCCGGTTTATCTTGCGGGCAAGGATACCGAGACCAACAACCAGCCGATCTTCCTGCATGGTCAGGCAATAGAACAAGCTAACCAGCCAGTATTTCTGAACGCTGAAGACACGGCGATCAATAGCCAACCAATTTATTTGCATGGCAAGGCGAGTGAGGCGAATAACCAGCCAATCTTTATAATCGGTGAAAGCGCACTCTCCAATACCCAATCTATCTACCTCGCCGGTGTTGATACTCATACTGATGTTCAACCCATCTACTTGACTGGTGGCATTATAGTCACAGAAACGCAATCAGTTTATCTGGTTGGTAAAGCATCTGAGACTGACAATCAATCAATTTTCCTATCTGGTAAAATTGAGCTATCCTTCAGTCAATCCATTTATCTAAATGGAAATGCTGAAATCTCCAATAACCGGGCTATTTATACAAGGGGTAAAGCAAGCACATCCGATAGCCAAGATATTTATTTATCTGGTGGGATAATTGTCCAGAATAATCAAATAATATACTTAAAAGGTTCTGCTGAAATAATTGATAATCAAGTTATTTATACTTCCGGTAAGGATAGTATTGCAGATAATCAAACTTGTTATCTTAAAGGACAAAATGTACAAACGAATAATCAACCTATCTATTTGGTTGGGAAAGATATACTTTCAGATAATCAAACTATATATACTAGAGGTAAAGATTCTCTTGCGCAAGGCCAAGCCACCTTCACACAAGCCCAAGCGCAGGAGGAAAAAAACCAGCCTGTCTATTTAAAAGGACAGGCAGAAACTTCTAACAATCAAGAAATTTATCTGATTGGACAAACAACCACATCGGATAACCAAGTTATCTTTTTACAAGGTGCAGAAGGAGCTACAAATAACCAAGCTATTTATTTGAAAGGTAGTGCAGTTGCTTCAAATAACCAAGAAATATTTTTATCTGGTAGAAATTCTGAAACTAATAGCCAACCTTGTTATCTATCAGGTAGAGACTCCCTTTCTAATAATCAAAGTATATTTCTTGTAGGCAAGCAAGAAATAAGTGATAACCAACCCGCCTATCTAGAAGGACAATCCTCACAAACTGCTAATCAAACTATTTATCTTGTTGGAAAAGCAGTTATTACAGATTCTCAATCTATATACCTAATAGGTAAAGCAAGTGATACAGCATCACAAGAAATCTATTTAGCTGGCGGAATAGATGTTATTAATAACCAACCTGTTTATCTAACTGGTAAAAATACGTCTATTGCTAATCAACCAATTTATATAGAGGGTGAGGGAGGTATCACAGCCTCACGAAGCATATATCTAAAAGGTAAAGATACTCATACAGATAACCAACCTATTTACTTGGTTGGTGGTATCATTGTATCTGAATCACAATCTATTTACCTAGCTGGTAAAGATTCTGAGGATAGCAGCCAGGCTCTGTATCTAAAAGGTAAGGCCTCTGAAATAGATAACCAACCCGTCTACTTAATAGGTAGGAATGAGATTCTCTCTAGCCAGCCTATTTATCTTAGAAGTAGTGCTGAGATTTCAGATAATCAAGAGATATATCTGAGAGGTTCTATAGAAACAACAAACAGTCAAATTATTTATTTGACAGGTGGACAAATTGTTGTTAATAATCAAAATATTTATCTTACGGGCAAAGATAGCATTAGTAATAACCTCCCTATATATGCTAATGTTGAAGGCAGTATAACAGCTAATCAAGCTATCTACTTAATTGGTAAAAATACCGCCTCAAATAATCAGAATGTTTACCTGACTGGTAAAATACAAATAGAAGCCTCCCAAGAGATTTTTATCAAAGGCCGGGCTACAGAACAAAATAACCAACCTATTTACTCTATAGGAAAAGATACAGAAACTCAAACACAAGCTATATACTTAGCAGGAAAAGCAGAGAGTTCTAACCCACAATCTATATTCTTATATGGTAAAGACTCTTCTACTGATAATCAAACTATATACTTAACAGGTAGGGCAGATATTCAAGCCAACCAGCCTATATATTTGGTTGGTGGGATTATTGTACAGAATAATCAAACTATTTATCTACATGGACAAAATAGTGTAACAGATAGTCAAAGTATTTATCTTGTATCTGGAAATCTTACCTCTGATAACCAACCCATTTACTTAAAAGGTATAGACACTTCTATAAATAATCAGCCAATATATTCGGCTGGTAAAGACATTGTTCAAAATAGTCAACCAATCTACCTGAATAGTTCGTTAGAAGCTACAGCTACTCAACCAATATATCTATCTGGTAAAGATATATCTGTAGATACTCAAAATATTTACTTAGTTGGTAAAGAAAGTATCACCAATAACCAAGCTATCTACTTAATTGGTCAAGTTGCTATAGAAAATAACCAACCCATTTACTTGACGGGTGCTGGAATTGCTATTTCTGATAACCAGGTAATTTATTTATCTGGTAAAAATGATCTTCAAGATAATATACCAATTTACTTAATAGGTTCGTCAGAAATATCTTCTACACAAGATATATATCTAACTGGTTCTTTCTCCTCAGAAAATAGCCTATCTATCTATCTAACTGGTATTGAAACTATTCAAAGCTCTCAACCTATCTTTGTAGTAGGTTCATTAACAATTACAGATTCTATCCCCATATATCTTGATACGAGAGTTTTAGTTATTGCTAATCAACCCATATATCTGAAAGGTACGGCTGTTTTTACAAAAATAATTAGTTTAAAAGGCAGTTTCAAAGAGAATATAAATCTATCTGGTATATTTACAGAATCTACAGAATTAAAGGGAAGATTTTCTCAATATAAAACTCTAAAAGGGAGTGAATAATTAAAAAAAATTGCAGGTTTTGTGTATAATTAAGTATAGGAGACAATATGACAGAGGAACAACAGAATTTTGAAATATACTCTGGAGATACTAATAATATATTAATAACTGTTACAAATCTAGAAACCAATGAGCCTAAGGATTTAGATGGTAGTTCTATAGAATGGATTTTATATGATCCTTATTCTGGAGAAGTTTTAATGACAAAAACTACAACTAGCGGCGTATCAATTTTAGGCTCTGGAATTTTTGCAGTTATGCTCCTTCCTGAAGATTCTCTTCTAATTCCTCCAGCAGTTTGGTATATGCATGAGGCTGAAGTCACAGATTCTCTTGGAATTATTAGTACAGTTACTACAGGATATGTTAGAGTAAAAGGAAGTAAAATATAATGGCTACTGTAGATATTAGTTATTTAGTACCGCATCTAAGATTATTTATTGGAGACATTTCTCCAGCAACTTACAGATATATTGATGAGTGGCTATTAGTAGCATTAAAGGCTAGTGTAAAAGTTTTAGGCAGTTGGTGGCCGGATAGAAATAAATATCTAATAGATGAAAGTGGATTAGTTTATAGAAATACTTTAGTAAGTTTTCCAGAAGCTGAACCTCCTGTTATCCTGCCTGATGATGAAAGACCTATAATTGTGATGGCAACAATTATAATTTTAGAAGGAAGTCTAGAAAATACTGCTTGGAATCTAGTTTCCTGGAGAGATAATGAAATAGCCTTTTCTAATTTAGAAAGTGGTAGGATGAAAGATAGAAATATAACAAGACTTTGGAATGAACTGTTATATCTAATAAATCCTCCAACTAAAAAACTTGCCAGAGCTATAAAAAGTAGTTTACCAGGTTATCTAACTAATCCATACGAACGTTCTTTAACAGACCCATAAAAAAATAAATAAAGGAAAAAAGGATGCAAAATATATTTTGGATTTCAGATGGAATAGCCAAAACAGGTTTCAGTACGGTAGCAATGAATATAATTAAAAATATGCCCAAAGATAGGTATGATGTACATCATTTAGCAATAAATTACTATGGTGATCCGCATACTTATGATTGGAAGATATATCCAGCAGCTATAAAAAATGATTTACTAGGATTTAATAGAGTTAAAGATTTTTTACAAGCACCTTTGGATGGAATTTTTATTCTCAATGATGTTTGGGTAATTGATAGATATTTAAAATTGATTGAAGAGTTTTATGGAGAAAATCCTCCTCCTCCAATTATTGTTTACTTTCCCATAGATTCTATGTTTTTAGACCCTGAATGGTTTTCAAGATTTCACTTAGTTAAAAAAGCTTTTACTTATACAAACTTTGGAAAAAATGAAATAGACAGACTAAATTTAAAAGAGTTAGATGTTGGAATAATTCCTCATGGTGTAGATTTAAAATCTTTTTATAAAATAGATAAACTCTCAGCTAGAGAAGTTGTTTTTAAAGAAAATTTTGAAGAATTTAAAGACGCTTTTGTAGTATTAAATGCAAATAGAAACCAACCTAGAAAAAGAATTGACTTAACAATAGAAGGTTTTTCTAGATTTGTCAAGAATAAACCTAATGATAATATAAAACTTTATTTACATATGGGCATAAAAGATGTAGGTTGGGATATTGTTAAATTAAGTGCTAGATTGGGGGTGGATGAAAGATTGATTTTATCTGGTAGCAATATCGGTTCTCCTAATATATCAGAAGAGGTTCTAAATCTTATATATAACTCCGCTGACGTGGGTATAAACACTTGTTATTTACCTGGAACTAAAGTTTTAACTGAGAATGGAAGTAAAAATATAGAAGAGATTGCTCCAGGAGAAAAGGTATTTTCCCATTTAGGAATATTAAGAGATGTGAAAAAGACCTTTAAATTTAGTAAAAATGACGAAGAGGTTCTTAAAATCACTCCTTACGGAATTTTACCTCTTACTCTAACTAAAAATCATAAGCTATATTCTATATTACCCCCATATCTCAGATTAAACAGAAAGTATAAGAAAATTCTTTTGGAAAATTTAGAGCCAGATTTTATAGAGAGTAAATATTTAATGGAAGGTTCTTTACTAACTTTCCCAATAATTAAAGATGAGAAAATTTCTATAGGCACTAAAACAGCCTTTATTTATGGAGCATTTTTAGCCGAAGGATCTACCAACAAGAGTGGGCTTGTTTTCTCCTTAGATTCGAGAATATATGATGATGAACTAAGAAATGAGATTATTTCTTGTATGAAGGAAGTTTATAGTCTCGAACCTCATATTTCAAATATGGATAGAAATAGACAAAATATTTATTTTTATTCATCCAAATTGAGCAAAGAATTTAGAGAAAAACTCGGCCCTAATGCCCACAATAAAAAACTTCCTAATGAATTACTTTTTATGAAAAGAGATGAAAAATTAGCCCTTCTTAGGGGAGCAATTTTAGGGGATGGAAGTTTCGATCATACCACAATATCCTATACAACAGTTTCAGAAGAGCTGGCTTTACAAATTTGGTTTATTTTAACTACCCTTGGAGGTATAGCACCGAGCATTAATAAACGAAGTCGAGGCGAATTCGTTGTTAGAGTTTATGGAAATAGTTCTATAAACTTAGCTAAAGAATGTAATATAATAAATAAAAGTAAAAAATTGGTTCAAGAAAAGAAACAGCAGAGGCCAAAAATTATAGTTACTGAGGACTTCTTGTACTACCCCATAAGAAAAATAGAAAAAATTAATTACACCGGCCTTGTCTATGACTTAGAGGTAGATGGAGAACATTCTTATGTTTCACACGTGTCTGGACATAATTCTGTTGGTGAAGGTTGGGGATTAGTAAACCATGAACATGCAGTAACTGGCGCACCTCAAATAGTGCCAGCACATTCAGCGTTATTAGAATTATATAGAGATAACGGAATCTTAATTCCTATAGATAAATGGGTTTTCAATAAAGATCCATTAACATTAGGTGGAGAAGTTAGGGCAGAAGACGTGGCTATAGCTTTAGAAAGTATCTATCAAAATAGAGATACTCTATATAACAGACTATCTGAGAAAACCCTTAATAAGTTCGCTGCACCTGAATATGATTGGAAAAATATAGTAGAGAAATATTGGCTACCGGCTTTTGAGGAAATATGGAAATAACTTGGCCTGAGAATACTAAAGATGTTACAGATAAAATTAGAGAAGCTATTGGCAGAGATGTCACATTTGTAATTGTAGCTTCTTCCAATCCTTGTACAGTATGTTCCTTAGATCCTGTAACAAACACTTCCACAGATTCGTTTTGTCTCGTTTGTTCTGGAGACTATTGGATACCAGTTTATGAAGATGAAATTGTCAATGCACACATAACTTGGGGTGGTGTAGACCAACTAGGTTGGGTAACTGGTGGACAATTATTTGAAGGAGATTGCAGGATAGGAATATCGTATTCGCAAGAAAATCTAAATATTATAGATAAAACAGAATATGTTGTAGTAGATGGTAGAATTCTACAGATAAAGAATAAAATATTCAGAGGTGTACCAGAAATTAATAGGATATTGATAAACTTTATTGAAAAAGGTAAGGAGTAATAAGGAAATGGAAAATTTAGGAGAAGATGGCAGAATTAAAAAATCTGGTGTAATTATCCAAGGTTTTGATATATTGGATGTTACAAAATATATAGCTAGAGCAAGTAAAAGAAAACAGGCAACTCTTTTATCTGCACTAGAAGAAAAGATTGATAGAGATAGTGAACTTTTTAGAGAGCTGAGAAAATTAATCCTAGATACATTTAATGATTTTTCTAGAGAAACTATAAGAAGTATTTTCGGTGATATAGAAATTTAATGTATGAAAAATTTTTCGAGATTAATTTAGATGAATTACAGGGGGATATTGAAAGAACAACTAAATTAATAGAAGAAATTAAAAAATCTATAGAGGATTCTAAGGGGTATGAAAAAGGATTTAGAGAAACTTTAGAAGATCCTAATCTATTACCTGGAAGTACGTGGATAGAAGTTTTATCTTCCTTAGAAGAACAAGAATTAAATGATATATTATTTCTAAAAGCAAGTCAGGCTGCTGCCGAATCAATTGAGTATGACCATCCCATATATAGAACAGGGTTGGCAGAGGCATGTTTTTCTGAAAAAGTTTTAAAAGTTTTTAGAGAGGGCACAACTTTAAATATTGTCATAGATATGGACACCGCTGCTGGTACTTTAGAAGAATATGCTATGGCTGTGGACTCAGCTAGGGGGTACAGACCAACTACGGGGAGAAAAAGAAGAAAAGAAGCTGGAGAGGAAGAGCCTAGAGGTTCACAAGAAGAAACTGAAGCAGCAGGGTATGATCTTTCTAGTAGATTCTGGTATAAAATTTATTTAGCTTGGTTAGGAGAAAGAGTCTATGAGTTTGAAACAGTTCCAGAAATGGGTTTTGATGAAGAGGGTAATGAAGTAATTTCTTTTCGTAGAACTGAAGTAGATGTCACAGATAAATACCTGGGAAAGTATGAACAAATCCTAAATGAAAGAAGAGCCTACTTTGAAAATCCTGCCCCCTGGTGGAAACTCTTAGATAAGGGAAATATAAAAACAGACTTTCCATCTAAGGGAGGTAGAGCCTTCCCTAGAGTTAAAGCCACTAACTTTGTAGAAGAGGCTGAAAAAGAAATAAGAAGAATTCTAACAGAAAAATTTAAAACCAAGTATGATGAAGTAAAAGAAGATTTTAAAAATCTTATATCAGATCAAAAAGATTGGCAATTAAGAATGGAAGATTTAGTTGTTGAATTAGAAGCATCTCTAAATACTAAAAAATTCAAAATTACTGAGGACTTAATCATAGAACAGTTAAATAGATATGGGGATAGATATGAAAAGGCAGATCCAAGAAAACTAAAACAAAAAATCCTAGCACTTGCCAAAGGGGAGAAGCTTGGTAGAGTTAGAGTTGGTGGAGATGTTAGATTTAGAACTGAAGAAGTTCAAAGAGCTATTAGAGAATTAGAAGAAATCGGCGGGGAATTATAAGGGTATTTAGAATGAGTTTAGGAGGGTAACGCCATATATTTAGAACGGAAGCAAGATTTATCAGTATATTATTTTATGAAAGAGTTATTCAGCGATACAAGCTATGTAACAATTGTAGATGGCTTTCCTGTGGAAAATATCAAAATACCTACTGTAGCTGTAGAAGCTGATATGTTAACTACACACTCCTTTGAACTTGGAAATCACAACCGTATTCAAGAAAGACTCTATTATATAGATGTATTTGCTAATAACAAGTCTCAAAGAGATGAATTTGCATATAGAATTATTAATTCTTTATATGAATGTATTCCAGTATATGATTATGATGAGGGTTTTCCACCTACAGTTTCTCCTACAAGGATAGGCTGTTTAAATATTGATCGTATAAAAATGCAAAATATAAGAATTTTTCCACAATTAGCAGATATATTATATTATAGAGCAAGTGTGAATTTCACTTCTATTTATAATCAGTTTTAAGGAGGTATGAAATATGGCAAAACGTTTAGCCATTCCTTCAGAAAATGTCAAACTTAGAATCGTAGGCCCATATGACAGTTTCTTCGCACATAGGGTACAGAGAGTGGATGTCAATGAAGACATCCCAACTACGGATGTTTATGAATTAGGTAATAAGAATTTAGCGGGTACTGTACAGGATACTCCTAATATTACTGTTTCCTTTAGTTCCTTTGATGTAGGAATTAAGATCTTCTCTGTGTTAACTGGTACTGACCCAACAGCTTTTCCTGGTGTTGGTGTTAGTATTACAGAACTTGGAGAAGCAGATGTAATTCTTTACATTAGAGATGCAGATGCTAATGATTATGTCAAGTCTGTACATGCTAAAAGATTGCAGGTTAGGGATTTCTCCTTCTCCTACAATGTTGATGGAGAATCTACAGAGGATTATACTCTGATTGGTTCGGAGAAAAGATGGTTCAAAAATGATGTTATGGTTGATAGATTTACTACAGGTACTACATCATTTACTCTATCAGAAACTCCGATCTTACTTTCCAATGGTAATTACGGTCTATCTGTACAGTTAGATGGTGCTTACCTTACTGAAGTTACTGGTGCGCCCTCAACTGGAGAGTATCAAATTGTTGGTACTGCTCTAACTACAGGTGACACTAGGACTGCACAGGTAATTGCTGTCTACCATGCTAACCCTGCTGGTGATAACTGGACTTATATTACAGATACCCAAGTTCCCGCTGCTACTAGAGGTAGAGATATTGATATTAAGATCTCAACCAATGCTATCCCTAGAGTACAATCTGTTACTATTAATGGTAACTTGAATGTACAAGCAGTTAGAGAGATGGGTAACAGAAGTGTTGTTGGTTATCAGAGGCAAGTGCCAACAGTTGAAGGTACTTTAGCTGTTCTAGATACAGACGTAGAACTTATTGATCTGTTAGTAAATGGCTCTATAAGTTCTGGTGCTACTGAGTTCCAGTTGGCACAGGGTTGTGTTATATCTGGCATTGACCTTGCTATTGAAATTACCGATCCATGCGATTCTACTGAACCATTTACCGTTCTGAAGACCGTATATATTCCAGAATTAACTATTACTGGAGATGCCTGGTCTAGCGTTGTTAATCAAAATGGCACTTGGAATGTCAATTGGCGTTCCAGAACTGCCGAATGTCTTGTTTATAGCGGCGCTATGCCCTAAAAATTAAAATTAAATAAAGATTTTAAGCCATAAAGGACATTAAAAGGGGCTATATTTTGAGCAATAAACTCATCTATAGTTCCTTTTAATTTTATATAGGAGAAAAAGGATGTTAAGTATAGATAAAAACGATGTTGATATTTCTAAACTGTTTCAATGGAAAGCGAAATTTACTGTCTATGATGATAGGGCTGGAAATTCTATAGAAACTTTTGTAAAAGTTGTGGGAGATACAGAATTAAACCGCGCTAGAGTTTATGCATTAAGGAAGTCTGCTGAACTTAGAAAGAAATTAAAAACAGAAGATTCTGATGAAAGGTTAGCATTTATACCTGAAATAGAATTTTTAGATAAACAAATTCTTCTAGAAAATTTAGTTTTGTATATGACAAAACAATTGACTTTAGATACTATAAATGAAGTTAAAGTCCCATTACCTAAAGAACCTAAAACAGATGCTTCTCTAGAAGCACAGGAGAAATACCAAAAAGAAATTGATGATTATCCAGAGAAAAGAGAGCAAGAAATTAGAAAAGTTGTAGAAAAGAAATTATCTATAGCTAGGAAAAATATGGATAGGAAATCTAAAGAGGAATTATTTAAGGAATTTGAAAGCCATCACATAAATTATTTATGTGAAAATGAAATGGTGTCTTCTTATAGAGAGATGTGTACTTATTTTGGTACATATAAAGACGAGAATTGTAAAGAAAGGCTATTTCCCACCTTTGAAGATTTTCAAAACCTTCCTTCAGAAATTAAAATCCAATTTCTAGAAAATTATTCCGCACTAGAAATTGGTGGAGAAGACCTAAAAAAATTGCTAGGAGTAACGGGGTAGCTTCAATATGGGCTATAGCAAAAGAATTACAGATACCTCTTGATAGAGATATAGAGGAATTAGTAGACGTGCCTTACACAATATCTTTTGTTATTAGAAAAAGGATGCAAGTAGACAACCTTTCAGAGTTACCAAAGGATAAAAGACCGCCTGAATTAACTATTTGGGATGGTACTTCAGATGATATAGAAAGTTGGTTAGATAGGGTATTTTCTGGTAAACAAGAATCAAAAGCTAATTTAGTTATTTCCCCTAAAGATATAGAGGGATAAAATATGGCAGAAAATATAGATAGAATATTACAACAATTAAAACAATTACAGGTAGAAGCTGGTGGAGCAGAACAGAGATTAGAAAGACTTTACAAGATGCTCTCAAATATAGTCCAACTTTCTGCAAGAGGGGGAATTCCTACAGAAACTGGTGTTGGTAGAGTTACTGGTAGACTTCTAACTGGAGAACAGCAAGTAGCAGGTAGACCTAGAGTTGGCGGCGGAGCTTACGCCCGCCTTTCTGCTGTAGCGGGAAGTGTACAAACAATAATTGATGAAATTATAAACACCCAATCAAAACTAGCAGAAAGGGAGTTAGCTGCTATTAAAGCTTCTAGTTTAAGACAAACTCGTTTTGGAGCTATACCTAAAACAAGGCTGCCTACCACATTAGCTACACCTATTGAGGAACAAGCACCTGGGTATACTCCTGAACTAGCTTTCGGAGGAGTTCCTACTGGAATTGCTACAACAGTTAGAGCACAACTTCTAGAAAGTGTCCAAAAAGAAGTTATCAGATTAAAAGAAACTTTAAGTGCAGAGGTTGAACCAGGAGAAACTGGTTTATCAACGGAAGCTAAAAAACAATTAGAAGAATTAATAAAGTTCTACCAAAATACTGCAAATAACATTATGAAGCAGATCAATGAGAGGGTAGAACAAACTCTTTCTGCAACCACACCAAGTACAAGAGAGTTCGCACCCACAGTACCCACATCTGCTCAAATGTATGCAGATACAGAGATAGAAAAGCTCTTAGCAGGGATGTCCAAAACAGAGAAAATGGGGATAAGCCCCGTTGAAATCTCCCGAATGAGAGAAAAGTATGAGGATGCTTATAATGCAATTTATGGAGCACAACAAAAAGTTAAACAGGGTGCAGAAGAATTAGACAAATCTCTAAAATTAGTTGCACAGCGTTTAGGGGGAGAAGAATATGCTGGTGCTGCTACAAAAGCTGCAAATGCAACAGGCCACCTTTATGATACTATTACTACTACTCCTCTAAGAGCAGTAAATGATGAATTTAAAACCTTTACAATTTCTTTAAATAACTCCGCAGGTTCTATGGAGAAAGTAAATATTTATGTTAGAGAAACTGCAAAAGGTTTAGAATTTCTATCTAAACAACAATTCTTAGCAGCCAGAACTGTACAACAAGCACCAGTAACTACTGAGGGTTTAGCTAGAAGTCTTGATCCATTTAGAGCTAAAAGAGCGTTAGAATTCGCAGAAAGAGCGGGTTTTGGTGTAGAACAACTAACAGGAGTAACCACAGAATTACCAGTAGGAATCTCTAGACTTAAATTTGAAGCTAAAGATGCTGAAGGAGTAATGCAAAGGTTAAACCTTGTAGTAGATAGATATGGCAAAGTTTTAGTACAAACCAATAGAAGATTAATACCTTTTACAGAAGCGATTATTAAAAATGCTATTGAAGTTACTAAATGGGGTGCTGGTGTTGCTTTAGTCTATGGTGGTATGTATAGATTACAACAATTAGTAAGAGTAGCTATTGATAATGAAACCAAATTAGCTGATGTAGCTATTATCTTAGGAGATGCACATAGAGATCTCAATGAAATTTTTGATGATGCCGCAGAAGTAGCTAAAGAGACTGGTGAAAATATTAATGCAGTATTAGAAACTTATGTTTTGGCTTATAGAGCCGTAGGTGCTGTAGAAGATCCAATAAGAAGAACAGCGGCAGCTAACAAACTTCTAACAGATTCTACTATCCTCAATAAACTTTCTACTTTGGATGCAGCATCTTCCATAGATGTTCTAGCAGGTTCAATTAGACAGATGCAGCAACCTCAAGAAACTATGGAACAAGCCTTAGAGAGAAGTAGAGATTTATTAGACAAATGGATAACAGTCAATAGAAAAGCTAATGTTGATTTAGCTACCTTAGCTACAGCTTTTTCTATTACTTCAGAATCTGCCCTAAATGCTGGTGTATCTGTAGAACAACTCAATGCTATTATTGCAGCCTTAGCTGAAAAGATCGGCGGTTTAGGTGGTAGAGAAACTGGTAATGCTGTTAGAGCATTAATTGGTGGAGTTTACCAACAGCAGGCTTCGGATATTTTATCCAGATATGGTATTGCAGTACAAGATACTACTGGAAAAATGCGCCCATTCTTAGATATTTCTAAAGAGATTTTTGATCTATACTCTGCTAAACTAATCAGCTCTGATGAGCTAAATAAAATCGGGTATGTTTTAGGTGGTGGAGTTAGAAGAGGACAGCAATATGTTGCCTTTCTATCTGACTTTGAAAGAATACAAGAATTAGTAGCTGTACAAACAGATGCTACAGGTGCAGCACAAGCAGCTTTGGGTAGAAAATTAGACACTACTCAAGTTTCTGTAACACAATTAGGCAATGCTTTCCAAAGTCTAGCACAAACTTTAGGTACTAAAGGTGGTATATTAGATTTAATGAATGGTGTTATTAAAGCTGCAACTCTTCTTTTAGGTCTCTTTGATAAAATGGGAGATATTTTAGGTTCTTTAACCGTGCCTACAACTGTTTTAGCTTTAGCAGGTTTGATTTTTTCAGGACAAACTGGTGCAAGGAGACTAGATGCTTTCAAATACAACCTAGCCAATGTTTCACAAAGATTTGGTGGTGGCATTGAAAATCTTTTACTAAGGACGCCTGGATTTGCTATGCAACAACGAGTTGCCGAAACCTTTGGACAGACTGGTAGAGCAGGAGCTATAGGTACTAGAGCAGGCTTTGCATTTCAGAAATATGCCCCTGCTTTAGCTTTAGGTTCTTTTCAAGGTTTGTCTAGATTATCTCAAGGGCAAACTAAAGAAGCTGGAATAGATTTTGCTGGCGCTATTTTAGGTGCATTTGCTACTGGTGGCAGCCCTATTGGTGCATTAATTGGTAGTGCTATTGCTGATACTTTTGTAGCAACTGCATTAGCCCATGAACCAGAATTTGAGAATCTATTTAAAAATATGTTTAAAGCCGGATTAGAGGGGGTTGAAGAAGAGATAGAGCCAGATGAATTTCAAGCCACTATGGAAGAAATCTTTGGAGAGGGTTTAGGAGGCGCAGGAACAATAGGTAGAATTAGAGCTAGGTTAGATCAAGTTATTCTTAATACTTTTGGAGGTTTAGCAGAAGATGTGGGAGGCTGGTTTGGTAGAGACTTTGATTTACCTACAGTAACTATGGAACAGGCAGCCTTAAGAAATGCAACTCCAGAACAATTAGAGAGACTAGGAAAACTTAGAACAGAAACTCCAGCACAAGTTACAGAGGATGTTTTAGGACGTTCTGCAATAGAACAAAGAAGATTAGCCCTTGCTTCAAAGGAGATTGGTGGCAGATTAATAGGCGATATTATTGATGAGATTATCACAAGTTCTAAAGAAGCTCTAAGACAGAAAGCCTTTAAGGGAGAAATAAGACCTAAACAATTATTAACAGGTTTAGAGGAAACTCAGGGCTTTAAGGGGACTTTACCTAAATTATATGAAGCTTTTGGTGAACAATTTGATTTAATAGATGATTCTATTTCTGGTGCAGAAGAAACTTTAGTATCTTTTTCAGAGATACTAATAAAAGCATCTGAAGAGGACAGACTTTATCTAATCCAACTGGCTAGTGAAATTTTTGAAATAAATGCAGGATTAGAGGACGCTAAAACTCTAGGTAGAGATTCTTTTGAATGGACTGGTGGAATTACTAAAGTAACAGATGGCGCAGCTTTATTAGCAGATAAATTAGAATTAGCTTCTAATGCAGCTAGAGTTCTTTCAGAAGAATTGAGACTTTCAGAAGTTACTCTACCACAAGTTGTATCTTTAGAAGTAGAACAGGGAGATCTCGCTAAAGTAGTAGCTAGAGCTGGAGAATATGAAGATATATTCAAAGCAGCCCTAACTCCAGATGAAAGACTAAAGTATGAAAGAGAACAAGAATTAGCTAATATTCTAGTAGAAACGTGGATAAATGCTAATCAAATAGCTTATGAAAGATTACAAGGCGGGCCTGGTACACAATTTCTTACCCAAGCTTTTAAAGATATGGTGCAATCAGGAGAGATCTCTAGAGCAATAACGGAAGGTTTAGGCTATCAATTTGTAGATTTTACACAGGCGCAATTACAAGCAATAATGCCGCAATATCAGGCAGTTAGACAGTCTATTCTAGCACAAGGCGGAGTTTCAGAGGAAGACCCTCTATTAACTTTCTTCAAAGATTCAGCCTCTCCCGTCTATATGCAGAAAGATTGGAAAATTGTCCAATATCTCTTACAACAAATTCTTGATGTAGAAAAGAAACAATTAGATGGTATTTATAACCTTCCTGAAGGCGCTAGTTTCTTTGTGCCAGCACAAACTTTACAATATGCATATAATGCAGGTTTCAATGCCGCTGCTGGTGGTGGTGGCGGAGGTTTTGGTGGTGGTGGTCTTACAGACGAGCTTGCTAGACCTCCTGGGCCTTATACTAGAACCCCTTCTCAACCTATTCCTGGTCAAATGGATATAGAGAGGATAAGAGAGGCTTGGTTACAATTAAAGGATAAGGAATGGCTTAGAGAAAGAACTAGAACTTTCATACCTGAAATTGGAGAACCTACTGCATTAGATACAGATGAAGGTAAAAAATTATTTCTAGAACGGGGAGGAAAGCCCGCTATTTTACCAAAAGAGGGGGAGGGTGGAGTAATTGAACTTATTACTTCTATAGATTCTTTAGGAACTTCTTTTGCATCTAGTTTAGATGCTGCTATTCAGAGACTTATAAACTTCTTTGCTGGTAGAGGCCCTGAAAGTATGGGGTTGAAGGGGGAGACTTTAGATTTAGAATCTATACAAACTCTTTCAGATACTAATATAGGTAAACCTGCCCCAGCTAACTTGGATTTAAACTTTAGAGCAACAGATAATATTCAACTATTAATAGATGGCAGACTTTTGGCTGCAATAGTCAAGCAGTATATCTTTGAAGATCTAATTAGATTTGAAGGTACTGGTGGTTCTGCTACTAGAGTGACGGTGATATAAAATGTGGACTTACGGCGGGATTCGCATATACCCTCAAGAATTCAATGAGGAAACAAAACAAATTATTGCAAGACTAACTCCTCTACTATCAAATACTGTACATCATATATTTGGTTGGGAAGATCCAATAGTTAAACTACCCTCTTATATAGTTGGTAGTGGAAATATGGATACTATAAAAGCCATGACTAGAGATGGTGTTACACATGCTTTAACATCTACTTATTCTATCTATGGCACAGCAGACTTTTATCTAAATAGTTTAAGTATTAAAATGTTAAATAATGTCTCTCAATGTATTGATACCTCTCAACCAGAAGATGCACCAGTTTATTTAGTAGATTTGGAATTATTCCAAGATGTCTAAATTATACGCTACTGTGACTAATACAAGCAATTTAGATAGCATAATTATCAATACTGCACATACAGCAGCGACCTCTACAGCTATTATCAATGCTAAAAATACCAGTTTGAATTTAGGAGATGCTATAGCTGTTGATTTAGGTTATGATACAGATCACGCACAAATCTTCTCAGGTTTTGTCAAACAAGTAGAGAAAAGAGCGCCAGATAATACTTATACAATTACTGCACACGATGTCTTAATTAGAGCAATAGATTATTTTATCGCATCTTCAAATCCAGAAGAGCCTTTTTCTAGAAGAAATATTCGTGCAGAATTCCTTGTGAGAGATTTACTAGAGTTAGCCGGACTTACAAACTATATATATGATGCTACATTTTTTACCTTTGCTGTAAGTTCTGTTGCAGAGGTTAATTTAGTCTCATCTTATGATTATTGCAAAAACATCGCTGATTTACTAACTTGGCATTTATTTGCAGACCAGAGTGGTTTTGTACATTTTGAAAACAGAAAACCCCATGTAATGCTTGCAGGTAGCCCAGAATCTCAACAACCAGGATTTGTAGCGGATACTCCCATAGCTACTATTACAGACCCCCAAATTTTAAATATAACTCACATGATCTCAGAAAGGGATTTAAGAAATAGAGTTGTAGTATATGGCAGTACAGGTATATATGCAGAAGCCTCGGAATCCAGTCCTTATTTACCATCAGGATTTTACAAAACTGCTGTTCTAGCTACACCCCTAATAGATAGACAAAATATTGCACAAGATTCTGCTGATTATAACTTAGCTTTATTTAATAGGCTTACTGAACAAGTTTCTATGGGTATTTTAGGAAATTGGAGATATACTGCTAGAAACGTTTTAACTATAAATGAAAGTATTCTAGGTTTTAATAAAGATATGTATATTTTAATAGCTGAACATAACTGGAGTAAAAATGGTTATGTTGTGACAATGGACTTAAGGAGATAAATGCCCCCCGCTATTGAACATAATAATGTCAATGTATCTAATCATCTTATAAGATACACTAGAAACCAACAAGTTTGTACGGGGGTTGGTAGGCTTATAGTAGTATTTCATTTTGATATACCAAGAACTTTTGTAACTTGGGATACTATTGAATTATTTGAAAATGGACAAAAAGTAGGTACTTATAATGTCTCTACAATAAAAAAAGATGTTACTACCGGAGAAATAGAACTAGAATGTCAAGATGACTCTAAAAGATTGATGGACTATTTTATTTCAGATTCTTATATCATAGATTATTTCTCTTACTCTAGATATTGGATAGAGAAATTTTTAGATGAGGCTGGGATTTCTTATCAATTTACTATCTCTTCAGGAGATCAAGGTACACCCCTATCTAATAATACTTCTTTGGGTTTAGATTATGCTTATAATATTATAACAGGAC